CAAATGCCCTATCCTCAACGGGGAAGCTATCGCAGACACCACAATGGGCAACATGCAGGGTTCCTGCGATCCGACCGATAGCGAGCATGTATGGAGCTTATTTGCCCCCAAGAAATACTACCCGCAAGAGGCCAGCAACTTTAGCAAGCTGATGCGAAACATGAAGGTAACTGTGCAAGAATGCGATGCCAGCCTCAACCAAGGCGCTAGGGCCAGCAACTGCTTTAGCTGGAACTGCGAGATAGGCCCAAACGGAATAGCTGAGTGCAAGTGTCCTATGGGGCAAGAGCCACCTGCGACTACGTTTCTGACTGAAGCGGGTCAGGGAAACCCAGAGGCGTGTTACCAGCACCCGGTGAGCCTTCCTATTGCCACAGAAGTTATGGAGGTTGAGCAAGAATAAAGAGGCGCTTTCTTTTTGTGAGTACATGTTGTATGATTGACCAACGGGTACAACATTAGCTTTGTAGACAGGTATCTACCCGCCTGACGTTGCATAGACTACAGAGCGAATCCTTATGCAAAGGGTACTAAAATGGCTTCGACTACATTTTCAGGTCCAGTGACCTCTACCAACGGTTTTATCGGTGACATCGTTGTTCCAACATACACAGTTGCAAACGCACCTTCAGCTTCAGACGCTGGCGCAGGTACTGTTGTATTTGTTTCAAACGGCGCAGCAGGCGCAGCAATATTGGCTTTCTCTGACGGAACAAACTGGAAGCGTTCCGACACAGGTGCCACAATCGCCGCAGCATAAGGGGTTAGGTTATGAGTAGGTTTAAAGCACCCTCTGCCGAAGAACTCGCTAATCGGGGGTTAAACCCCGACGGCACCCCTATAAAAGTAGCGAAGACACGCGCTAGGAATAACGACGGTACGCTGAAAGCGGATGATCCTTCTACACCTGATGTAAATGAGGCTTGGGAAGAGAAACCTGTTAAAAAGAAGCGTGGCCGTCCCTCAAAGAAGAAGGGCTAGATTATGGCTGGGCAAGAAGTACGAGCTTATAACTTTGCGGCAAGCGATGCCGCCGCACTTGTAGGCCCATCGCGCGGCAGGCTGCAAGGGGTTTTAGTAAACGCCGCATCCGCAGCTGCTTTTACTATTCGCAGTGGGTCGGCTACTGGCCCTATTATATTACAGTTAACTCTACCTACTGGTTGGAACGACGTATATATTCCAAACGACGGTATTTTAGCTGACGAAGGTTGTTATGTTTCTGCCTTTACGGGCTCAGGGAACGTAATGACGTTACTTATAGAGTGATACGTTATGGCTGGGAATGATGTACTCTCCGCTCACGCACACACTTCATCGGCACTTATAAATCGTAGGTGCCGTTTAAGGGGTGTGGTTGTGAACACAGCATCCGGCACGTCAGGGGATGTAATATTCTATGATAATGCGGCCGCCGCTTCCGGCACTGTGCTTCTTGAGGTTGACGAGAAGGCTCAGAGTACAGTCGATATTATAATACCGGGGGATGGCATCCTTGCCAAAAACGGCGTGTATGTATCACTACCCGCAAACGTAACCGCTACAATCTTTTACGAGTGAGCTATGCCTGAGAAAAAAGACCCACGGTTAGCAAGAGCAGGGGTAGCTGGTTTTAACAAGCCTAAGCGAACTCCTAGCCATCCGAAGAAGTCTCACATTGTTGTGGCTAAAGAGGGTGACAAGATCAAGACTATCCGGTTTGGTGAGAAGGGCGCGAAGACTGCTGGCAAACCCAAAGCCGGTGAGTCCGACCGTATGAAGGCAAAGCGTAAATCTTTTAAGGCCCGCCACGGCAAGAACATTGCCAAGGGTAAAATGTCAGCCGCCTATTGGGCAGATAAGGTAAAGTGGTGAATATTATGATGGGACGTTCTTCTATGGGAAGCCAACTTACTGGCGACCGCGTTAAAAAGATGGCTAAAGGCGGCAGTGCTTGTCCGTCATGTGGCGCAATGAAATGTGCTTGCGGTGGTAAAATGAAGAAGATGGCTTCTGGTGGCAAGATGAACCGCGGTGATGGCTGCTGCATGAAGGGTAAAACCAAAGGTCGCATGGTCTGATGGCACCAAAAAAGAAATCCACTGTTAACGCCGCTGGTAACTACACCAAGCCCACTATGCGTAAGAACTTGTTCAGCAAGATCAAAGCAGGTGGTAAAGGCGGCAAACCCGGACAGTGGTCTGCTCGCAAGGCTCAGATGCTTGCGAAACAGTATAAAGCTAAAGGTGGGGGCTATAAGAAGTGAAGAAGCCACAAAAAAGCCTGAAGGCTTGGACCAAGCAGAAATGGCGGACAAAGTCCGGTAAGCCATCGACGCAAGGGAAAAAGGCCACAGGGGAACGGTATCTCCCTGAGAAGGCTATCAAGGCTTTGACGCCTGCGGAGTATGCCGCTACTACGAAGAAGAAGCGTGAAGCTACTAAAAAGGGCAAGCAGGTTGCCAAGCAGCCTAAGAAGATAGCCAAGAAGACGGCGAAGTATAGGAAGGCCTAGATCATGGCAGTAGTTGTACCCGAGCTATCCGAGCTGTTTGAGGAAGCGTACGAACGCGCTGGCCTCGAAATGCGTTCAGGATACGACCTAAAGACTGCACGGCGTAGCCTCAACATAATGACGTTGGAGTGGCAGAACCGTGGCCTGAACCTGTTTACCATCGAAGCGGGGACTTTGCCTCTGGTTGCGGGTACAGCAACTTACACTTTGCCATCGGATACTATTGATTTGATTGAGCACCAGCTCCGCACTGACTCAGGTACGTCGCAGCAACTAGATTCGTATATACAGCGTATGAGTGTTTCTACCTATGCGCAGCAGGGCAATAAGAACACGCAGGGGCGTCCGTCGCAAATCTACGTGCAGCGAAACGCTACCGATGTGAAAGTAACTCTGTGGCCGATACCAAACTCTGCTACAACATATGAGTTATTTTACTACCGCCTGAAAGGTATTGACGGCCTATCGTCCGGTGTTGGTGGGGCTACAACTTCTATACCACCTCGGTTTGTCCCAGCTCTTGTTTCTGGTTTGGCGTACTACATTGCGATGAAGAAACCCGAGGTTGCGGATCGTGTCGTGCCGTTAAAACAAGAGTATGAAGATCAATTCCGTATGGCAGCGAACCAAGACCAAGATCGCTCTACCCTTCAGATAGTTCCATTCCGAGGAGCTATGTAATGGCTGGGTACGCCAGTGGCAAACACGCATACGGCATATGTGACCGAACCGGGTTCCGCTATAAACTGGAAGACCTTGTGTTTGAGGTACAGCACGGCGTACGCACTGGCTTGCGTGTAGGCAAGGATGTGTTTGATCCTGACCAACCACAGAATTTTCTCGGTGATGTTAACACTGCCGACCCACAATCTTTGCTGAACCCGCGTCCAGATACGAATCCGGGCCGGGGTCTTTTTGGCTGGAACCCTGTTTGGAACCCAGCGCAATATATGGTAAGCTCCGTAGGAAGCGTTACCGTTACAACAACTGATGGAGATTAAGATGCCAGCCCCTAGAAAATCCTTGCGTCCTAAAGCCCGTAAAAAATCTATCTATGGAGTCGGGGAGAAGAGTACCCAAAGCCCTGATGGTATGACTATAGCCGAGCGCGAGACCGCGGCTCGCAACGAAGCCCGACGCAAAGACGCCCTTGAAGGGCGGGCTGCTCGCCGCGCTGGTAGAAAGATTGATTCGGATGCTAGTGCCGCGTCTTCTTCTCGCATGAAAAAAGAAGAGCAAGAGTCGCAGGACATCTTTAACATGTTAATGGACGGGGCCGCAGAAATGGATAAAAAGGCTTACGGCGGCAAGATGAAGAAAGTCAAGAAGATGAAAGACGGCGGTATGTGCCGCGGCATGGGCGCTGCTACACGTGGCGGCAACTATAAAATGGGGTAAGTTCTGATGAACTACACTGAGCTGGTAGCAGCGATACAGGACTATACACAGAATGAGGAGACGAGCTTCGTCTCTAACATTCCTACCTTCGTCGAACAGGCGGAAGAGCGGCTTAACCGCTCTATAATGGTGCCGGAGCTGCGGAAGAATGTTACGGGGCTTACTTCTACTGGTGGTGTATACTTAGCCCGGCCAGCGGATTTCATCTCTGTGTTCTCTTTAGCTGTCGTAGATTCGTCTGGGGACTATTCGTTTCTTATTGATAAAGACGTGAACTTTATACGCGAGGCCTATCCAGCGTCCAGCACTTCTGGGCTACCCAAATACTACGCTCAGTTTGATGGAGACTCTGGCGGAGAGTCAGGCAACTTTATCCTCGGCCCAACACCAGATGACAACTACACAGTTGAGTTGCATTATTACTACGACCCGCCTTCAATCGTAACTACAGGTACATCTTGGTACGGCGACAACGCCGAATCTGCTTTGCTTTATGGTTCTTTGATTGAGGCGTACACATACATGAAGGGTGAGGCAGACCTCATCCAGTTATACACTACTCGTTATAGCGAAGCTCTTGGACAGCTTACCGGGGTCCAAATCCGTAGCTCGACAGACGAGTACAGAGATGGGAGACTTTGATGCAGATTGAGATGGATTTTGGCTTTGATGCCATAAAAGTACGTACTGCTGATAACGGTGGCCACAGCCCTGACGCTGTTGCTGAGATGTGTGTAGATAAGCTGATGAGCGTGTCTACTTCTGCACCGCCTGAGATACGCGCGCAAGCAGAGGCGTATAAAACTCAGATGTTGCAAATTATCGCGCATTATATTAAAGTAGCGGTCAGGGACGATCGTGCAACGATGTGCGTAAAAATCCAAGAGGCTGGGTTTCCTGACCTCGCAGCTCAACTTAGGAGACTTTAAATGGCCTTTACAGGTAACTTTATGTGCACATCGTTCAAGAAAGAACTGATGACTGGCACACACAACTTCACCACTTCAACAGGTGATACGTTCAAACTTGCTCTGTATACAAACAGTGCATCGTTCACTGCGGCGACCACTGCGTACACCTCGACTAATGAAGTTGGCAATTCCGGTAGCTACGCCGCTGGCGGCGGTTCGCTTACAAACGTGACCCCGACAACTTCGGGTACAACAGCTCTGACGGACTTTGCTGACCTTGAGTTTACATCCGCTACGATCACCGCTCGCGGCGCGTTGATCTACAACAGCACAGCCTCTGGTGATCCTACCGTTGCAGTGTTGGACTTTGGTGCGGATAAGACCTCTACAAGTGGTACGTTTACGATCCAGTTCCCTACAGCGGATGCTTCGAACGCTATCATCCGTATCGCTTAAAATAAAGGGTTTGTCCCATGTCTCTGATTGTCGCTGATCGCGTACAAGAAACCACTAATACTACGGGGACTGGGGCTTACACTCTTGGGGGCGCTGTTTCGGGGTTCCAAACCTTTGCTTCGGTTGCCTCTGATACGGACACTGTCTACTACTCCATTACGGACAACGTAGACTTTGAAGTTGGTTTAGGTACATACGCGTCTGGTGCGGATACTATCGCTCGTACCACGGTGCTTTCGTCATCTAACGCTGGTAGCGCCGTCAACTGGGGTGTCGGAACGAA